GGTACGTGAACCAGGCTGGTCGACGTAAGGGGTCTATTGCTGTCTACCTTGAGCCGTGGCACGCGGATATCATGGATTTCCTCGAACTCCGCCTCAACCAAGGCGACGAGGAAGCCCGCTGTAGGGACCTTTTCAGTGCTATGTGGATCCCAGACCTCTTCATGAAGAGGGTTGAAGAAGGTGGTAACTGGTCCCTATTTTGTCCTGACAAGGCGAAGGGTCTCTCCGACGTCTACGGGAAAGAATTTGAAGAGCTCTACACCAAGTACGAAGAGGAGGGCCTGGCAAACGCGACCGTTCCGGCGACTGACGTTTGGAAGGCTATCATAAAGTCTCAAACTGAGACTGGAACTCCATACATGCTTTACAAGGATGCGTGCAATAAGAAGTCCAACCAAAAGAATTTGGGTGTGATTAAGAGTTCAAACTTGTGTACAGAGATTCTGGAGTACACCGACAAGGATGAAACGTCTGTATGTAATCTCGCTTCTATCGCGCTACCGAAATGTGTGAACAAAGAACTCAGAACCTTTGATTTTAAGAAGCTTCACGAAGTCACCAAGACTGTGACAAAGAACCTCAATCGGGTCATTGATCGTAATTTTTACCCAGTTGAAACTGCGCGCCGCTCCAATATGAAACATAGGCCTATTGGTTTGGGTGTTCAGGGTCTCGCGGATGTATTTATCCTCTGCGGACTTCCTTTTGATTGTGATGATTCACGTACGCTTAACGCGCACATCTTTGAGACTATGTACCATGCAGCTCTCGAGGCATCATCCGAACTCGCAGAAATTGACGGTTCATATGAGAGTTTCGAGGGTTCTCCAGCATCTCAAGGTATCCTTCAACCGGATATGTGGGAGGGAGTCACGAAGTTTAGTGGACGGTATGACTGGGATGCCATGCGTGAGCGCGTGAAGACGAAGGGTCTTCGTAATTCTCTTCTGATGGCACCCATGCCCACAGCTTCTACAGCGCAAATTTTGGGAAATAATGAATGCTTTGAGCCATACACAACAAATATCTATCTCCGACGAACCCTAGCCGGTGAATTTGTTGTGGTCAATAAGCACCTCGTCGAGGACCTGAAAAAAGCTGGTCTTTGGTCCAAAGAAATGAAAGACCTAATGGTTAAAGCTGGTGGTTCTATACAGAACATTGTAGACATCCCCAATGATATTAAGAATCTTTACAAAACTGTTTGGGAAATTAGCCAAAAATGCATTATCGATATGGCAGCAGACAGGGGTCATTTTATTGACCAATCACAATCTATGAATCTTTTCATGGAGAGTCCCACAATGTCCAAGCTCTCCTCGATGCACATGTACGCTTGGAAGTCTGGCCTCAAGACGGGTATGTATTATTTGAGATCTAAGGCGAAAGCTCGTCCAATCCAGTTCAGTCTTGAACCAGAGTGCGTGGCATGTTCAGCTTAAAGTTTTGAATCTAAAAGCTAATTAGAAGTCATGGACAAGGCTATTGACAATATACAAATTAACCAATTCAATAATCGAAAAATTGTCATCTCCACAAAACAGGGTACACCCTTCCGTGTCCAGTTTCCTCGTATGTATATGCCATTCGGGGTTTCAGGTTTTACACCCGAAGTCGGACCAACCAAATACAATATAGACCTCGCTGTAAAAGGTTATGACGAAGAGGATAGTTATATGAAAAAGTTTTACGATTCTGTACGTAAAATTGAAGATTTAATTATTGATTCCGTCGTAGAGCAAAGTGAAGCTATTTTCGGCGCACCCATGACAAAAGAAGAACTTCTTCCTATGTTCAACTCTAATCTGAAAGAGTCTCCCGATAGGGAACCGAAGTTTAGGGTTAAGGTAGACACGACTATGGATGAACAAATCAAAGCTAACGTGTATGATGCAGATAAGAATCCTCTCCGTGACGAAGCGACCAACGGTCTCTATGCAAGAAATAGTGGACATGCTATTGCTGAGCTTAGCAGTGTTTACTTCTTGAACAGAAAGTTCGGGTGTACTTGGAAATTACATCAATTAATCGTTTATGAACCACAAAATCTAAAAGGATTTCAATTTAAGCTTTAGACTTACTCATGAGTAAGATACTATATATAGCCTGAGCCTCCTTAAGCAGTTTACCCTGAATCTTGGTATACTTCTTTGGGTCCAGACCTAACCTAATTTTAGCCATTCTTACAGATTCTGACCACTGAGTGAGTGTCATCTCTTACTTACTAGCTTTGATTATTTTTTTGTAGGACTTGCTACCCTTCTTGGGGACGAGGCAGAAAGAGTCCTTCTCCTTCGCGAGGTCAATGAAAGCCATGAACTTGGGGTTCTTCTTGAGAGACTTCTTAGCAGCCTTACTCGCCGCCTTGGAGATAATACGTCCATCCTTCATCATAAGATCCTTCTTGGTGAGACCACCAGAGGTTGCATTAGCGTTACCATGGAAAACTTCGGCGCGGGAACCAACAGTCATTTTTATATTAAGCGCGGAAAATTTTTTTGATGTCGAGGATTGAGATTTTAGCAGATGTCCTGTTAACAGGTATTTGTTTCTCGATTCGTTCATCATTGAGTACTTCCGCACACACGATTGATTTGTGTCCCTGAAGTGCCATCATTTCTTCCTCCACGCTGATAAATCTTGGACACTCCTTATAGACCAATTTCTTTACATGGACGGCTTGGTTTTGACCTGTGCGATGACTTCGACCAATAGCTTGGAGTTCCGTCGCAGGGTTCCACGCGGGTGCTGTAATGTACACACGGGTAGCTTCTTGAAGATTAAGACCCTGACCTCCACTCTTAATCTGGATGATAAAAACGGCTCCAGATGATACGTTTTTAAATTCCTGAATTTGCCTGACCCTCTCATCTCTCGACACTGAACCATCTATTCTGAACACGGGACAATCGAGTTGAGACTGAATGTAGTTCATTTCACCTCTGAACTGACAAAAGATAAGCGTCTTCTCTGTGGGATGCTCCTTCAATAGTTTGAATAGCGTCTCCATTTTGTTTGAGCGCCCCTTCCACATTTCCGGTTTCGTCTCATTCTGTTTTGCCACACCATTCAGATACATTTGTGGCCAAATCATACATTGCCTCGCTCTTAAGAGACACTCCAAAATGACCATATTTTTGGAATTAAGACTCTGTGCATTTCTGAATGCTTCTTGAATAATACCCTGTGCTTCCAAAAAGACACACTCGTAGAGTGCCTTCTCTTCTGAAAACATATCCAATTCCACATTCTCGAAATAACACGGTGGGAGACTGAGGCGGTCATTAATTTTAGCCAAATCCTCCTTCGTTCTCCGAAGAATGTAAATATCTTTGATTTCTTTGGTTCTCCCCTGAACAAAGTTCTTGGGAATACCCAAAAAGGTACAAAGATTCACAAAGTCATTTATCGAATTGAAGACAGGTGTACCGGTGACCAACCATTTGATGTCTGTTTTGAGTTCACAAACACTCTTGAATGTCTTGCTCTGTTTGTTTCTGATTTCGTGAGCTTCATCAAGAATAACACGATCCCAGAACACATGATGAAGCGGTGTCTTTTCGGTCTTTCTATCAGACACGAGTGTGTAGGGTGCAATAGTAACCTTTGCATGTTCATCAAGCTTGCGGTCAGGTCCATCGTACACATGTACGCTGAGCTGAGGTGCAAACTTGTTGAGTTCATCACGCCACTGAGTGATAATGGATTTGGGTACGATGATGATTGTGCGGTCTCGTGGATTTCCAAGCATCGTAGAAATCAACTGCACGGTCTTACCCAGACCCATTTCGTCACATAAAAATCCCCCTTTTGGCCCGGACGCCTGTGCTTCCATTCCGAGCATCCATTTTACACCGTCTCTTTGATAGGGTACAAAGAGCCGACCATTGAGACTGGTCGTAGCCAGTGTGTATTGCTCATTAGTCATCCTCGTAAGGATCTTCGTCTGAGAGTGCTTGAATCTCACACTTGGCTGGTTCTTTTTCCTTTTTCTTTCGTGTTTTCTTCAACTTAGGTTTTGGAAGTTCATCTATGTGTTCCCTAAAGTAGAGAACTTTGTCCCAAAATTCCTTCATGATTGGGAGGTACGTTTTCCACCACTCGGGGTCACGTTTTACGTTAACTACATCGAATTCTTCCGGCAGTGGCCAATTAGTCTCCGCGGGTTTATATTGTATAAAATCTGCTTCTTTTAGGTCTAAAATCTCCATACAAAGTTGGAGCTGTGGCATGTAATGACCGGGTACTTCCCCCGGAATAATTTTTCGTTGAGGAGGACATTTAATTTCTACCAATTTACCACTTTCACTTACACCATCAGGGCTTCCACCTAGCCATTTATGCACCGGATGGGGTACGAGCCCAATCTCATGGACAACTTCCCCATGTCGCTGTTCGTATAGGATACGGGCCTCATCCTCATATTTCTCTCCGTGGAGGGTTGCTGCGTTACCGGTAAACTTTTCACCGAGACCACATTTCTTAAGGAGTAGGTCATCAGGTGTTTGGTAAGGATTTTTACCTATGGCAGTCGCTGCATCGGAAGCAGTCAACATGTTTCCGCGAAGAGCCAACCATTCTTCCGACTTTTGTGCAGCATATTCCCTTTCAATTAACGCCTTGACATTAGGATGCATATTAACTTAACTAAAGTTGTATTTTTTAAGTTCATCTAAAACCTGAAAATACATCTGGGCTGCATTTTGTTCAGCCTGTTTCTTACTTTTTGCAGCACCTCTCGCACGAAACAAGTTATCAATGTAGATGTCAATGTAGAAGATACCTTCATGATGAGCACATACACGGTATTCTGGGAGTGGCCAGTTATTTACTTGACAATGACGCATGAGATGGTCCTTATAGTTATCATCAACCATGATAGAATTCATATCAACAATCTTGGGGTCTTGGTAAATCCTAAGAATGAACTCCTTAGCATGGATGAGACCAATATCCATGTAGATGGCACCAATCAGGGCTTCGAACACATCCTCTAAAATTTTTTGGTTGTTATTCCATTGATTGCGCATACCCTTTTCATCCATAATCACAAGTTCATTTAAATTGAGTGTATTAGCAATCTTAGCTAGAGTTTCTCCACGAACCAGCTTTGTACGAGCTTTAGTGAGAAAACCTTCTTGACGACTTTCGTAACGATCAAATAAAAACTTAGTGATAACAAACCCTAGGACGGAGTCACCAATAAATTCAAGTGTTTCAAAAGATTCTGTAAACTGCTCATATTCTTTGATAGCAGATTTATGTGTAAATGCCTTTTGGTACAAATCAAGGTTTTTGATCTTTGTACCAACAAGTTGTTCAGCCCTTTCTTTTGTAAGGAAGTTGACCATGTTTTATATGTTTATGTTTTATTTTTTAAGCCTTCTTAACGTAGTGAGGAGAAAGGTACTTCTGGAGGTTAAGGTAAGTAACAACAACGTCGGCGGGAGGAGCAAGAAGGTCCCGAAGCTTATCGTCGAGAATAATCTGACGGCCGTTCTCGGGATGCTTAAGACCCTTGTCGGTAATATACTTGTTAACAAACTTGGTAACCTCGGAGCGAGAGATGAGCTCTCCTTCGGGGAGGGCGAGAAACTCACGCAACTTAGGTGTGATTTCCTGCTTTCGGTTGAATCCGTTGTTCTCAGCACGCTTCTTGGCCTTCTCACCATCAGGATCCTCCTGAGTGTTCTTGACCTTGCGTACAAGCTTAGTGAGATTCTTTACATCGTTGCGGAGAGCGGCAAGTTCGGTCTGAATAGTTTCAAGAGACATTATATCTATCTTACGAACTTAATCTTTAAGTCGATGTAAAGTAGACCAAGAAGAACCACGATACATAATAGAAATGATATTGATACTTCAATCGGTTTAAGGGTCTCAAGAACATTGCGCTGGGTTGGACGGTCTATGAACCTGAATGGTTGACGAGAACCATCATCAGGGCACCCACCAAAACAGCAGTCTTTGGGACAGTGGACAACATCAGGTCCCCGTCTGGTACCGCAGAACTGATTGGTATCACCTTTGTATGCATAGCACCTACATTCGTCGATCACTCTACAGACCATATTATTATATCACGATATAATAATGGACGATCAAATCTATTCAAAATCTACCATTGAAAAATTCTTAAATGAAAATTTATTTTTCAGGGATGCCAAACTGAAGAAGTATTATGATAGGAATTTGCAGAGGGACCTCGGTAAATTTAGGAGTCGGGTTCACAGTACCCACTCTAAAAAAGATTTTGAAAAAGTCGTATATCTTCTCATAACAGACTCACTCAGGGATGTCATCCTAGAGACTGTCGGTGAAATATCAGAATATATGAAGGATATGGGTGACATCATCGTGAGTGGAGGTGAAGCTTTCAATTTATATGTGGATTTCGATGACAGAATAGTCACACCCGATATAGATGCAAAGTTTGTCCCTCGTATGGCTGTAAATCCAAAATACTTTGGAAAACTTCAAGCAACCAAGTTGTTATTATGGAACAGGTTGGGTGAGATATCTAAACGCTTGAATATCCGAGTGAGGAAACGATTCGTAAATATGAAAAAGAAAAACCCCAAACTGTTTAAGTTTTTGGGTATAAGTCTAAAACCCTCTGGTTCGGTTGTATCTCGTCGGTATACTCTCATAAAGAAGAAAAAGGGAGGACCGGGAAATAAACCGGTAAAGGGTGACGTATTTATCGATGTAGAACTGTTTGCACTCGATACAAACTTACGCTTCTTTTCTCCAAAGACTGGTAAAATTGAAGATGTTACACTTGGGGGTATGCTCGATATCCCATTCATGCGACCTAAGGAGTTTGGGTATGAGGTAGTTTTATCTAGACGTAAGGGTATAACGTATAGAAACTATGATACAGGTAAACTAACTGTAAGTAACAAAGTATACGTGGCGAGTAAAGAGTTTCTAATTGAAGATATTTATTTGATGAGTAAGTTGAATCTTCGTCCCGATAAGAAGGCCAAGGATCGTTTACGTCTCATAAAACTTGGTCAATTATTTGACAAGAAAATCAAAAATACAGATTCTATAGATGATGTATTCAGGCGTGTAAGATCTAAGATTGTTAGAAAAGCCCCAGCCACGAAAAAGGATGGACGCGTTTCTATGAACAACGCGAAGCGTGTAGATCCATACAAATACAAAAACTTTACGACTAAACCATCAGAGGAGAAGTTATCCAAACAACTCGTTCAAGGATTAAAACCAGTTGTCGGGAATGCTAAAATTAATGGATACACAAATTCATCGGGTAACAAAAAACTTAATTTGAAAACACTGAAATGGGTTAATGTCAAGAACAATTCTTACGTAAAGAATGAGTTTAAACTCAGGGCAACAAATGCGAAGAATTTACCAAAGAATTTCAACGTTTCGAATACTTTATATGGTTACAAACCCAGGAGAAATACATGGGTAAATAAGAATGTGCTTAATAAATCCGCCGCCATCCCGTTTGTTGGGTTAAAGAAATGAAACCTACTATAGACATAAATGATTTACAACACCCCAGCCAAGGGTGAAGATGGACTCTATTTCGTAAAGGTTCTCAATGATGAGAAGCGTAAATGCCTTGTTCAGCTAAACAAGGTAAAAATTACTGACGTATCAGGAGAGGTCGTATTTGATGTCGTTTCTGATGCGAATACAAAGAAGATCGGGGACATCGATGAAGGAAATCTTGCGGCAGCCCTTGAGAATTGTGAGAGTTGGTTTGGTAAGAAACTCACAGAAAGTGTCATCAAGGGTGCTTACACTTCCAGCCTCAACAATGGTGTGATGACCTGCGACCGCCTTGAGGTCACCAAGGTATACAACGCACAGCAGGAGCCCGTCGATTTTGACTTGCTCCAGACAGGTAAGAATTGTAATGTCATTCTCGAATTTGCCGGACTTTGGTTTGCCAAGAAGGCTTTTGGTCCAACATGGAATGTTGTCCAGGTCAAGGTTCACCCAGATCCCATCCTAGATGTATACCCAGACCAATATGCATTTGTCGATGAGGAGGACGAATAAAAAATAATTTGTTATTATACTATAAAAGATGTTCGGTTTAAAAAAGGGTCGTAACCAAAATATTGTTATGCTCCTCGCCGTAGCTGCCCTCATTTTTCTTCTCTTCCAAATGAATTCCAAGTCTGGTTATGCCATTGTTGAGCGTGAGTACTCCGCGTTCGGTGCGGCCCCAGCCGCTGGCCCCGCCGCTGCCCCCGCCACCTCCAATGGTTGCGGTATGGACAAGGGTACCGGCCTTGCGTCCTCCCTCCTCCCCCGTGAGGTTGCCTCCGATGAGGATTTTGGAGAGTTTGCCCCAGAGGACATCCTCAAGGGACAGAACTTCCTTGAGCCCCGTGCCCAGGTTGGCTTCCCCGAGACTGTCGGTGGTGCTCTCCGCAACGCCAACCAGCAGATTCGCAAGGATCCCCCCAACCCCAAGGACCCCTTCGTATGGAACAACTCCACCATTGTCCCCGACACTATGCAGCGTGGTTTGTGCGCTTAAAGATTAAATAATAATTAGATATAACAATGTCTTCTGTTCCTAATGAACTATCTGAGAGCGTTTCAAAGCTCGTAGACCTTACAAAACAACTTTCTGAAGCAAAATCTGATATCAAAGTCCTAAACCAGGAGGAGAAGCGTCTCAAGGAGACGGTCAAGAAGCATATGGTTTCTCAGGGTATTGATACCATCAACCTCAGGAAAGGTAAAATTAGCATTCGTAGATCTGTACGCAAATCTGGCATGAATAAGGATGCCATCAAGGAAGGTCTCATGACTTTCTTCAATGGAGACGAAGCAAAGGTTGAAGGGGCCCTAAATGCCATCAAAGATGGACTTAAAACGAAAGAATCTACATCTCTCTCGTTAACCGGTATAAAAGAAAAGCCCGAGAAGGAAGATAAGTAAATAAACATGGTTTGGAGCCAATATGTATACGAAGCCAATAACGGATTTGACTCCGACGTCAGTGATGACGACGAGTTCAATGATGAACACACTCCTCTGAATATCGAAGACTGGGAAGTCCAATACTCAGACGAACTATGGCACATGTGGAACACTATCTGTACACTCTTGTATGATGCCCATATTGAGCATACAGGGCGTTTTTGTGATTTTGTCGAATTTTGTTACATTGAACACGACACAGATTTGGGACCTACAACATGGGAATATCAGGAGCAGACAATGTGGTATGAAGAACGACTTGCTCACATTTGGAGAAATCTCAGGCGTAGTATAAACGATAATCGTCTCTATGAAAAAATGATGCGTGGTGCGACGTTTAATGATTTTACCAATTTTGCGAAAAATTATATGAATGTATATTAAATGCTCCCAAACCTTACATCCCAGAAGGTTGCCATCCCCGCTGCTCTTTTTCTGGCTCTGAGCCCCGGTCTTCTTTTGACTACCGACGGCTCAAAGGTTTCTCTCATGAACCGAAAAACAAGTCAAATGGCCATATTCTTCCACGCTCTCGTGTTCTTCCTTGTGTACAGTCTCATCGCTCGCGCTATGGGTCTCGTCCTCACTCGCAACGACCTTATCGTGACCACTGCGCTCTTCCTTGTGCTCAGCCCCGGTCTTCTCCTCACTCTCCCTCCCGGATCCGGTGGGGTGCTTCAGTCTGGTCAGACCAGCCTGAATGCGGTTCTCGTTCACTCGATTGTGTTCGCGATCGTGTTCGCGCTTTTACGTCGCCAATTTCCTCAATTCTATTAAGTAGGAGGATGAAATATCTCGTGTTGGGCCCAGCTTCGATGGGTATATTTTCCCTTATAGGGGGCCTAAAAGCACGAGAGACGGAACTTGTTGATGTTAAGGAAATATCCGGCTCTTCCGCTGGTGCAATTTTAGCATTATTTTTAGCTTTGGGGATGTCCGTTGATGAAATTCTAGAAACTTCACTCTCAACAAATATCCCCAATTTTGTTAAAATACGTATAGGCTCATTTTTTAACAAATTTGGTTTTGTTGATATGGGACCTATACGTAAAAAACTCGTAGAAATTTGTGGTTCAGACCCAACATTTGAAGAAATAGATATGAAACTGTATATAGCAGCGTTTTGTATGAATACATCAGAGACTGTATACTTTTCTAAAGATACACATCCAGATATGAAGGTTATAGATGCAGTGTGTATGAGTATGGCAGTGCCTTTCATATTTGCATGTGGTAAGTATAATGGTGAGACTTATGTAGATGGTGGAATGAAAGAGGAATACCCCCTCTCACCATTTTTTGATAAAAAACCACACGAAATTACGTGTATAAAAATTAAAATGAACAAAGTATATCAAGAAGATATACACACACCTAAAGAATTTGTAGAATCTTTAGTTCGTTCAGCACTTTCTAACCGAGTGCAGTATGATACACCAATCGAACTTATAGAAATTAATGTCGGGGACGCTGACGTATTTGATTTCAATATGAGTTATGAAGAAAAAATACAATTGTTTAACAGAGGATATACTTTTTTGTCAGCTTAATATAGATGGATGTGGATACATTCAAAATAAGGCTGACTGCACTTCCTTTTCTTAGTAAGGCAGACGTGGCGTCTTACCAACAGAGGGTTCAACAAGGAAAGTTATCCCCTGAAACCATTTTCAGAGAAGCTGTCAGGGTAAATAAGCAGAGAAAGGCTAAGGAGATTGCCAAGAAAAAACGAGAATTTCGCATTATGATTGCTGATATAGATCTCGATTTTTGGGACCGTAGAAGTCTTATTAGACTTATTGACGAAAAGACAGTTCTCCTTAGACTTAAAGCTCGAGCTGATAAACTTGTGAAAATACGCGAAAAAGAAGATGTGGGTAAACGGCGTGGGAGACTTGCAAAGTTCTTAACAGGTCTTAAAATAGACCGAACCGAAAAGGATAAACTTCTTGAAAGATTTGATGAGGGAGACAGTGTCAAAGTACTCGCTCAGAATGCGGTATCTCTTCAGAAGAAAAGCGCATCAGAATCCATATCAAAAGACCGCGAATTTTTGAAAAAGTCAATCAGTCGTATTGGTATTAGTAAGACTTTACAACTTGGGATTATGTCTAAATTTAAACCGGGTAAAGATTCTGTACAAAAACTTATCGAAGAAGCAAAACGTCTAAAAACAGTATCCGGAAAACGAACAATTAGTGTGAGAAGAGGTGAACTTTCTCAATTGGCTAAAAAACTTGAGGTGGCTGCAAACTTTTCTAAGCGCATCACGGCTGTGGACACAATAGAAAAGGCTGACGCATTAAAAGAAACAATCGAAAAAGCTGGTGAAAAGAAACGTGTCGATACGATCAATAATGAAAAAGACGTATTGAAAAAGATTGTAAAGGAAATTGGTATTCAGGGTTCATTCAGTGGTAGTATCGCAGCTATCAAAAATAAGGTTGATCTGAACGCGGTTAAATTAGATATTGTTGAGGCTAGTAAGGTTGAACTCGCAAAACTAGATGTCTCTTCTGATTTTTCTAGAGCCATTAATTCACTTGTGTTCATAGATCGTCTTGTCCCTCTCAAAAAACAAATTGAAAATGCTCGTCTTAAAATGAATGATACCAAAAAACAAAAGAATATTGAAGCTCTCGCAAAGAATAAACAGAATTTCATAGAATTCGTCAAGAAAAGTACACTCCCTTTAAACAGACAGCAAGTATTTATTAACCGAATGTCATTGGAAAAAGTTGATATACCCAAGTTGCGCGAAGATGTTATTAAATTAGAGAAGAATCTTAAAAATACTCAACGAAAGAAGGAACTTAGCGAACTTGGTGCTTACATTAAGTTTAAAAATATTAATAAAACAGGACTCATAAATAAATTCAAGACCACTAATGTTTCACTCATTAACATAAAAAGGGAAGTTGATGAACTCATACAAAAGAAAAAGAATCTCGAAGCTGAAAAGAATAATTTAACTAAAAAGGCTAAGAGAATTTCTCTGAATTTGAATATTACGAATAATGTGAAGGGTGCACGTGAAAAGATTGAAAATGCATACAAAAAGAAAATTCAAAATAATAAAAAACAACTGTCAAATTTTGCTTTACAAGCTAACATTAGTGCGTTAGGTGATTTAACCAAAATCAGCAATTTAAACACACTTAACATGGCGAAAGAAATGGTCAAACAGGAAACGAAGAATAAGCTTTATGCTATAGCCGCTACATTAAATGTCGGTCCAGTTTTAGTATCTAAAATTGGTAGTATAAATACCATACAAGATGTTAAAAATGTTTCACAAGGGATCAAATCTGCTATTCACAAACGAACTAAAAATATGAAAAATCTCGCTGCACTCGCGCGCAATAAAAATACAGCTTATGTTCGTCAATTGGAAACTAAACAGAAAAAAATCAACGAACTCGTAGGTCATATGACAAATGTGGGGTTGCCACCAAATGACCAGGTATACTTCATAGAACAATATACAGTCTACAACAAACCAATCAATACTATAAAGAAGGAAGTAAATGAACGTTTTATTAAAATTTTCAAGGCACAGAGAGAGCAGGGATTACCAAAATTAATTGAAGAACTCCAAAAATATGAACTTGATGAATCGAATATAGAGCACATTGTGAACAAATACACAAAAACATATATCCCATCAAATACTTTACTCAATGAAGCACAGGTTATAAAAAATATGCGTACGCAAGAAAGATGGGTTGAAATAGAAGAAGAATTAATTGGTTATTTAGACAGATTAACACTGAAACCAGAAAATAGAAGAAAAATTACTGTAGCACTCAATAGTTTCTGGGTCGATTTTGGACCACTTAAGAAATCTGCTACAAACATGGCGATTAAAACTCGTAATGAACCCCGTGCTCTAGGACGAAAAGAACTTGAAAATCATACCACTAAATTTGGTCTCAATCGGGTCAATAAATTTCAAATTCTTAGAAATTACAATCAAGGTGCGGCAAATTTAAACACTCTCAAGGCGGGTGTCGAAAATCTGAAAGGTATGAAAAACGCTCAAAAGAATATCATCAAGGCAGCTAAACTTAACCAGAATTACGCTTTCAAAACTTATTTAACTACTAATTTGGGTCTTAATTCTAGTAACGAAAAAGTCAAGAAATTACTTAACAACTATAACAAGTATCCAAATTATATAAATAATCATGTATCTAAAGCTAACACACTAAAATATTTGAAGAATGAAAGGGTGAGACTGAAAAACAGTGCTAAAATGTTACCCGCGGATGAGAAACGTAATAAAAGAATCGAGAATATTAAAAATGCTAATGATGTTGCACAATTAAATAGTGATATTTCTAATGCATATGTAGCTATTGTTCGTAAAGAGATATCAAATATGGTATTACAAAGTGGGGTCAAGGCTAATATAAATATAGGTCAGATTAACAGTTTACAGAAAGGCGAAGAAGTGAGGGCAAAGCTTATGAATGCAATTGAACGAAAGAAAAATCAAGAATTTGCATCTCTTCAAAATGCAGTAAAAAATATGACACAAGAAAATAAAACAATACTTTTACAAGAATTTACTACACAGAATATACCGATCGATAAAATGTTAAAGAAGGTTGCAGAACTCAAACAGCAACGAGCTATCGAGACATACAAAAACAAAAGGCGTCAACTTTATGATTATATGAAAACACAACTTAACATGAATGTGACTGATAGAAAAACCATAATGAATGAATTCAATAACACCGGTACACTTGCAAATATGTTGAACAAGGCTAGAGCATTGAAAAATACTCGAGTCGCAGAAAAGATTGCCGGGGATAGACTCAAAATTGAAAAAATCATTGAACCACTAGAACTCAATGAAGCTGATAGAAATCTGATACTTAAAAATTTTAACACTAAACCTGGTACTGTGTTGTCATCTGAAACTAAAGCTAAAGCACTGAAAAAGAAGAGGAATGATGAAAAAAGAGCTAATGAACGTGTACAATTATCCAAACATCTTAAATCCCTCCGTCTAAGTGAAACTAACGCTGCTAAGATTTTAAACATATTTGACAGAACACCAGAAAAGACATTAACCGTGTCAAAATTGAATGCGACTGGTCTACGTAAACAAAGAAACCGAGAATCTCTCACCGAAACAATGAAGACGCTTATTTTAACCGATGCTGTTAAAACTGAACTTCTTAAACGTTTCAGGGATAAACCGGGAGACCTGAATATACTTATCAAGAAAGCTAGACAGATAGACCAAAAGGCAAGAAAACAGTTAGATTTACAAAAACAAACTCGAAATTACGTGGTGTCTTTAAAATTAGGTAACAAAGATACACCGATTCTGAAAAAGATTACAAATGCACTCACACCCCAAACAGCTAAGGTGATACGTTCAGAGGCTGAAGAGATTAGACGTGAACTCAACGCCGAAATAGTGGATAAAAAGCGAACTGAGATTAGAACTTTCATGAACAAAACCAATATCACAGCTGGTATGAAGAGAACATTCGCTATGTCTGTAAAACTTAACACAGATTTAGACGCCCTTAAAAGAAAGATACAATCTTCTGAAATTCTAGTTAAAAATGCAAGGGGTCGGAGTGGTCGTCTCAGAGCTGAACTCAAAACATATCTTAACACTCTAGACCTAACTAACGAAGAATTAAAACGTATTGAAGGAAGTGTAGGTTCCAAAACTAAAAATTTAACAGCTTTAAAGCGAAAGGCTCGAATTCTATCCGAGAGAAAACAAGTAAAGAGAATTCGAAGCCAAATGAGAAAAACTATGAATAGAAAGGCTAATATAAAGAGAGAGTCTAACAACCGTCAGCGTGCGATAGATCGTGCAAAAGCAGCCAAAGCTTTCAAAATTAAGAAAGAAGAACTTGAAAAAATTGTGAATAAATTACCCCTAAATTCTAATGATAAAAAGACATACCTAGATAAACTAAAATCACCAAAAGCACCACTTAATAGTATAACCAGAAATCTTAAGAAGTTTGTCAAAAACGCTAATATTTCTAATAAGAAAAAAGAAACCTATATAACGGAACTAAAATAAATGTAGATTTCTACAGACAAAACTTTTTTGTCAGTTTAATATATAAATGGACACGTGTGATCCAAACGCGGAAATAGACGATCTCAGAAAACTCATTAAGATGAATACTGGGCACTCTATTAAACTGACAAGAGAACAGATATGTCAAGTCTATGATGACATCCAGGGAGGAAAGTTACCCCTACCCCCTCTTGTTTTAGACTCAAAAATGAGTTATTTAATCGATAAGAAATCGCCATTAACTCCTAAAGATTTTGATACTTTATTCGACTCTTCGTCGAAGCGTACCGACTTAAAGCGAATTGCACGTAAAGTTGGTCTAGTGAAGACCGAGCAAATGACCAAGAATCAAATTTTTGATGCTATCGGTAAGCGCTTGAGGTACATGAATGTTCATGAACCTATTAAAATCTCGAGAAAGCGTCTCTTATCCAGTAAATCTAACACAGCAGCGAACAACGCAGTAGCGAACAACGCAGCAGTGAACAATCTGGGGTTGAACAACGCAGCAGCGAACAACGCAGCAGCGAATAATTTAGGGTTGAACAACACTGGAAACAGTGGGAACAACACTGGTAATACAGGTTTTAACAGCACTGGTAATAATGTGAATAGAAATAGAAATAGAAATTTCAACAACAACTCTGCATTTAACAGCGGTGGGGGATCTAATAACCTATCAAATAATGCTTCCAGTAAACCCAACTCTAAGGTTTCATTCCCAAATAAAAGTTTGTTCGCGACAATGAACAAACCAGACTTTGCGAAGAATCAAGAAAATATGTCCCAACCCAAACCCATGTTTACCGGAATGATGGGAACTAAAACCCCTAATTTCATCAATTCTAATAAGAAGAAAACTTCATTCTTTGGTGGTTTATTTGGTGGTTCGAAGAACAATAATAAGGATTTCATTAAAGCTAATAAATTCAACAAAGCAAAACCGGGTTATGTATTCAAGACTGGTAATCAGGGTCTAGGGTACTATAAGAATGATGGACCAGTTGTAGCTCAAGGGCCTCTCAAGAAACCAAATGGTTTCGGGGAACCCGTAGCCCCCGTAGCCCCCGTGGGTCCCAATAAGCCCAAGAATAACAAGGTAAACACTGGTGTAGGTAATAACACTATCAACAACAAGCCCAATAAGCCTGTGAATAACAAGAACAACAAGGTCAACACTGGTGTGGGTAACAACACCGTGAACAACAAGCCCAATAAGCCTGTGAACAACAAGCCCAACAAGGTGAACACCGGTGTGGGTAACAACACCGTGAACAATAAGCCCAATAAGCCTGTGAACAACAAACCCAATAAGGTGAACACCGTGAATAACAAGAATAACAATGGAAATACCATCATGACCAACGCTAACAACAACAAGAATA